CCCTCCGCATCCGCTTTTGGTTCTTTTAAAGCAATCTTAGTATCTGCAATAACATCAGCTTCTTGAATCAAAGATAAATAAGCAATTTCACCTATTCGTTCTTTTACAAGTTTTTTAAACTCAATATGAATCATTCTTTCTCTGTTATCCGCTAGTTCCATGTTTCGCAGTTTAACTAAAGACTTGTCTTTGCTTCTTGCAGATTTTAATGATTCAAGCTGTTGAGTTAGATTATTTACTTGCATTTTTAATGCGCTATTTGATGAATTTTCTTTAGAAAGTGCTTTCTTACGATAATCTTCAAATTGCTCCATAAAAAGATTTTGCTCAGGTGTAGCTTTTGACTTAATCGTGGTTCTTATTGCTAGCATAAAAGAAAATAATTTACTTGCGTGCTGACCTACAAATTGTCTAGCTCCATCAGGAACATCGCCAAAAGCTCTTAATTGATCAATAGCTAGGGCATATTTGTTTTGCAACTGCTCAATAGATAGGTCGTTTAAATCTTCACGCTTAAACTTTTTACTGTTTTTATTTGGCTCAATCCAGCTAACAGTATTGGCTTTATTATCAAACCAATTAACAGCATTCGCTTTTTTTTAAAGCTTCATCATCACTTAATAGTTTTGAGTTCATTTCCCACCTCTTACTGCATTAACATCATCAGACCGACCAAACACATTACGAAAAGCCTTATCAAACCCACCGCTTGCAATGAATTGGTCGATGCAGTTTTTTGGCTTCTCATGTACCGCAATATAATTTGACAGTACGTGGTAATACATATCAGCGTTTGAATCACGCACTTCCAAAATAATTCCAGTGCCATTATTCACACGCTGTCTTAATGTTTCTTCCAGTTTTCGCACAAAGCCGCTGTGCAAGTGATGTGATTCGCTCGTTATGTTGTATAAAGCGCCTGTCTGACCTGCATCTAACACCAAATTAAACGGCTTCTCTTTATACAGCTCACCAATGATGAAGTTCGCTACAGCAATGTTCGTTTGTTGAATTTCAGTCATTAGCTGGCTCCTGTGCTTTTTGGCGGCTTAGGTAATGGCATCCAATGTGTGATGCTATTTATTGCCAAACCATCACCATCATAGAATTTATTGTTCTTGTGATTATTTGTTAATGACGCAATACAGACAAAATCATGCTTAGATGCCACCAATACATTTACTTGTCGATTTGGCAGACTATCCTCAACAGAAACCCATCCAGGAACCGCTTGGGCTTTGGCTGCTTGCCATGTACACCAGCTTGAATTTATTTCATTCAAGGCCTCACTGTATTCCTCATCCCATTCGATTAATTCATAAACATTTTCCAATTCGTTATATTGAATATTTGGCAAATATTTGAAATCCACACCTTGTGAAAGCAGGTGTTTTTCATGAGCAATTTTTTCTTTATTAATATCCATCACGCCACCTATATCTTTAAAAATGGCATAGCAATGCCAACCAAACCAACGAGCAAAACAGCAACAAAGGAAAATAAAGTACAACCTAAAATATGCTGTTTAATTTCAGTTCTCTCATCACCAGTGTTCATAAAGATAAAAACAAAGATGAGAACAAAACCAATAACCATTACGGCCAAAATGTGCTTAATGTAATCAACCTCCATCACGCCACCTTCAAACTTTCTAAAAATTCTTTGCCATTGTTTAAATACTGCTTTAAGAAAATCTCGTATCGTTGCTTCATCGGCTTATTCATTCGACCTGTGTAGTCCATTTCTAAGCGTTGCTTTGCATTGAAATACTGGACTGATGTTTGTGTTCGCTTGCCTTTAAATCCACCTTTAATCAGCCAAATTTCAAAGCATGCGAGGATGTTTTTACTCATGCTTGCACCTTTTTAATTTTTGGCAACTGGCTAATACGCACACAATCTTTTGCAAATAACCAGCCTGTTGTATGTGTTCCAGTTCCAAGCAAAAGTTCACCATCTTTGTTAAACATCATTTGTCGAATGTTTCTCGGCTTCTTAAGCGAGACATGGCAAATATGCTGACCAATTTTGAAACCCATGTATTTATCTTTCTTCACCATGTCACACCCACCATGACTGCAAGCACAGTCAAAATTAAAATCCCAAGTTTGAGCTTGATCATGCTGCCACCTTTCCTTTGCTACGCTCAGCAAATAGCTGCTCATAGTAGTTTTGACAGTGCGGAATTTTGTCTTTGATTTTCTGAATAACCGATTCATCACGCTCAATAATCACAGTCGTTTTGCGCTCTCGAATATCAATTGCTTCGACAAGATGAACCAACTGATCTATGTCATCCCAATCTTTTAAAAGTTCAGGCGGGCAAGGGAATAGCCAAAAATCAACATGTGCAACTTCGCAATCGTAAAGCCACATATACGCCTGCATCTGAACGTCATAGCCTGCCTTTTTGACTTTCTCCATTGCTTCATCTTGGAAAAATGGATGTGTACCGATATCCCAAGTGACTTTGGTGTCGATAATGAGTTTTCGCTCAAGATCAAGCACATCACACTCACCAGTGATTAGTTCATTTTCAACACGCCCAACGTGCTTTTGGTAATTGCGATATCGCATCTTGCCTGACATTTCGATTGCTAAATCTTCTAGCAAGTTGCCTTTATGCGTGTACCGATTACCTGTGAATGAGCGAAAGCCATATAGGTCCTCTTTCACGATGTCACGGATAGCTGATTTTGCTGTGTCGCTGATGACAGCCGCTTTAGAGCGACCATCACCAATTAATTTATGTAGGGATGAACAGCGGAATAGTTTCATAAGTCACCCTTAGCTTTCTTTTTGGTTAGCTCATGCCAATCAAGCAACTCTTGGTAGTCAAAGTACACAGATGATTGGCTAGAATCCCCATCTTTAATTGGTTTGGGAAAATCAGCGTCACGCTCAATAATGTTTAAGAGTGTTTGGCGGCTAACATCAAGTAATTCGCATGTGGTTTTTTGGCTAACACGAATAGGGTTTGCTTTGACAAATTTCACTTTCTCCATCACTGAGCCTCCACCGCAACACGCTGTGCATCTGTCAGCGAATACCCATCTAAGATATAAGCCTTATCAATCGCGCCAACATTCAACTGCTCAAGTGCTGCATTAAACTCATCATCATTCAGCGTTGGTTTTGGTGCTTCCAAGTCTGCAATTGATTCTTGGTGGTCGATGTAATCAAACTCGTCTTTATCCACATCACGAATGATTGCCTGGTCTGCCATTTGTGCTTTTTGCATATCAATCGAAAGTGGCGCTTGCTTCGATAAAAGCAGCTTTAACACGGTTTTGAGCGCCATTGCTTCAAACTGGTCTTTCCACACGCCATAACCTTTTTTGGCTGTTTGGCTGTACTTGTTGGCATGTTTCATTACTTCTTCTTTACTCATGTAAAGTTCAGCAGTAAAGCCGTTAATCAGCTTGAAAAACGCCACATATCCAATCGGGTTGCCATTCGGCTTGACTGACCAATCGAACTCATAACCAAGCAGCGGGTTTTCGCTAATCAACTGCCCATCGTAAACAGGTGTTGCAGCAATACGGCTGAACTGACCAGAACGTTGTGCTAACTGAATATAGCCTTTGTAACCGAGTTGAAATTGAGCTTCGATAGTGTTCGTCTTGTTGTTTTTAGAAGGAACGATGTAAGCAAAACCAAGATTGTTATTGATTGGCAGATTCAGCGTTGCAGCCATACATGCAGCACTAAAAATAGTCTGTGGGTCGGCATTTACCAACATCGAGTTGCTGTTCACGATCTGCAATACAGACGTTGCAAAAGCAGGGGCATTCTTGCCAACAAGTTCTTTTAACTTTTCCTGAACCATTGGCTTTGCGAAAAAGTCTTTAGCGTTATGTTTCACTGGTGCATTCATTTTCTAGCCCTCAATATTTAACAGAAACGTGTGGAATTTGGTTTTTAGCAATCGCAGTAATGACCGCTTTTGCTTGATCTTCATCCAAACCAATTTCACAAAGCTTGTTTAAGATTTGATTGTTGATAGAGCGCATATGCTCAACGTTAGCCAGACGCGCTTCTTCTGCTTTACGATCCGCTTCTGCTTTAGCAACCTGTTCAGCCTCAATACGCTTACGTTCATTTTCAGCAGCTTGTTGTGCACGTAATTCAGCTGCTTCTTTTTCAGCTTGTAGACGAGCTTCACGTTCAGCAGCTTCACGTTGTTGACATTCTGCTAATTCAGCTTGTTCTTTTTGCTCACGTTCAAAACGTTGCTTTTCTGCCAGTGCTTTAGCTTCGGCTTCAATACGTGCCTTATCAGCAGCTTCTTTAGCGATCCGCTCATCACGTTCACGTTGTTCACGCTCTAATTGTTCTTTGCGTAGACGCTCTAATTCGGCTTGTTCAGCTTCATATTTTTCACGTGTAACAAGGGCAGTGCGTAACTTTTCAAGAGTTTCAAACTTTGCAAGCTTGGCTTGTTCTTGAAACTCCATAAATCGACTATCAATTTTAAGATTGCTTAAAGTGTCTATATAACCCTTCAGTTGCCATGCAGCATTTCCCAAAAACTCAGGTTTAGCCAATTCGGTGATTTCATCTAAAAACTCAAGGCATTTCGCCACACGATCTTCTTCCGCTTTTTCCCACGCATCACGCGGTGCCAAAATCTCATCACGCAAAGCATCAAACTTCTTAACAATCGCAATTCGATCATCATCAATTAATTTGATTTGAGCTTTTTGTTCAGCAACCAATTCTTTACCGCATTTCTCGATCAACGTTTTTGATTTACTTACTTTCATAGCAAGTGAACCAATCGCATCACGACCTTTTTTTGTTGTTACATCTGGAACGTGTGAACGAACTTCTTGAGCAATATGTTCAAACAATTCATCTGTGCCACCGCGTTTAGCAAAAGCAGCCACAATCACGTTTTGATCTATAACTTGTAATTCATTAACTTGAGCATTCATCTCTATTCTCCGAGCAAATATCTGCACAATTTCCTTACTTTTTGGATAAATTGCGCAGATTTGTTCTCATTAGGCTGCTTTCTTTAAAAGCTGTTCTGTTTTTTTGATGTGAATCGCATTCACTTTTTCCATCCAGTAGCGATATTCTTCACGGTTGATTTGATCGAATTGGTATGCATACTCAACAGCACCTTCAAGCAAATCGGGGTGTTTAATTGAGATATGGATAAAGTAGTCTTTAGAAGTCATCTCACACACTCCAAATCGCAGGGCAGATCACCGTGTAAAGCACGTATAGAGCCGCAAATAAACCGATAAACACAAAGAACATTACAACGGCAAATTCTTTCCACGGGTCAATCATGGTATTCACCAGTAATCCTTTCATACTCAATAAATGCCATTTCTATAGAGTCGCAGTCATAATGCTTTTCAGTGCTATCTATAAACAAAGTCACATCTAAAGAAACCTGAGAACCGCCACACCAATTTGCACTAACTGAGATAGATCCATGCTCTAAAATTATTTCATTACCTTCAAATTTCATTCTTCGTCTCCACGGAGCGCTTAAACGCGCTCTCTTAGTTCTTGTACGATTAGGTCCTTGATCTCTACAACATCGAGACGATCAACGTATGCTTGGATTTCACCATCTTCATTGAAGACACGAATGTCTTTGATTTCTTTTACTTCAACATCACGCCAGTTATGACCAACACCATTGCCATCCTTGTAAACATCAGCAACGTATTGCACTTCTAAAGCGTATTCATCGTTTGCTGTTAAGAGAGTTGCTTGCTCAGCTTTGACATTGATTGCATCAAGCTTGAAAGGTGCCATAACATAGACTGGCTCGGTCTTAGCAGGTTGAAACGCATAAGCAGCAGTTAATGCACTCACTACGCCTGCAAAGCCGATTGATTTGACTACATTTGCTTTTATGTTCATACTCATCTCCGCATTTGATGCAAACCGCCTAGACTTCGAACCCTAAGGCGGTTTTTGTTATTTGATGAGATAAAATATAAGATAAATTATAAAAGTGGTCAATAAGAAAACTTATAAAAATATAAATAAATTTATAATTTAATAATTAAGATAATAAAAAAGCGCCCTTAGGCGCTTAATTATTTTGATGGGTTATTATAATAAACCACCTTTCCAAACAACTCGACCTTCGATCTGAAGGTTATTCATTGTCTCTGTGCTGATCTCAATATCAGGGTGATCATTCTTATCTGGGTTGTCAGAACGAATAACCCAATGAGTAAGCATGTTCACCAGTCGCTTAATGTAGTACTCGTTATCAATACACATAAAGTATATTTTTGAGTTTCTAGGTGTTGTATCTGAAGTATCAATTAACAACACCTGACCGTCTTCAATAGTGGGGTACATACTATCCCCAATTGCATGAATAACCACTAATTTTTCTTTATTAAGCCTTTGAGAGATAATCCAGTCTTCGCTGAATACTAAACCACCTCTAACATCCACATGATCAATGATAGAGCCTGATCCACAAGAACCAGCCACATCAAATTTCGGGATCAATACATACTCCTCTTTTGAGGGAGTCTCTCCAGCTTTGTCACCACCAATAATCACAAAGTCTTCGAAAGAACCCTTTTGCTTTTCGATATATTCCTGTCCGCTTAACAGGAAGTCTATAGACACTTCAAGAGCATTAGCGATTTGAGGCAGGTATTTAGACTGGTCACTACTATTGTTCTCTACATGAGAAATTGTAGCTTGTGTTACTTGAGCTTCTTTAGCCAATCTTTCCTGCGACCACCGCTTTAACTTCCTGCAATGACGGACGCGATCTCCAACTGTTAAGCCAACCATGAATAGACTCATTGAATTATAAATACCCTTATAATTTACCAACTATCTTTATAAAATAATTTATTGATCTTTTATAAGTCAAGTTATATATTATAAGAAAACTTATGATTCATAGGATTAATCATGGACAAACCTGATTGGGCAGAACTTATTACACGCTTAATTGAAGAACGTGGTTATACCGAAGAGAGTATTGCGGATCATGTCGAAACAACTCAACCAACAATCCACTACTTAAAAACGGGAAAAACCCAAGAAGCAAAATACAGCACAGGCGCAGGAATTATTCGTCTTTGCTCTTTGAACGGTATTTCTATCACCAGCAAAAAAGCCCCAGCTACGGCAAATAGCTAGGGCGGTCATTCAAACAGAGGTTACCTGTATGAACCATCAAATATTAGCAGACATTGAGCTAAATCGAAAGATTAGTTTGTTTCAAAAAGCGGTTGAGGCTTATGCGCTTAATCGGACACTCGAAAATTCAGTTGCTTTGGCAAAAGCTAAGGCTGAGCTGGCTAGTTATGCGTGGGGTGGCTGATGAGTGCGTTAAAACAAGCTGAGATTATTCCAATCTCAAAAGGTAAGGGCAATATGACAGATAAGTTTGAGGAAGGTCATGTCCGCTCAAGTTGGCAGTACAGACGTGATGTATATCCATTCTTATCTGATGCAGCTCGACATGTCTATTTCATGCTTGAGGGCTATATCAACGGGTTTAATAAAGAATCTGACTATGTTAGCTACTCACAGCTTCAGGAAGAGAAGCGCCACAAAGACAATCCTAAAGCTAGAAAATCAAGCTCAAAAACCGTTAGTAAAGGGCTTGAGGAATTAATTTTATTAGGTGTTATCAGTGTTATTTCTACACATCCGAAATTAGGAAATCAGTACAAAATTAACGAAGTTTCGCTGTCTGACCACTTTACTAAGGAAAGTACTTCACCTAGTACAGCACTTTACCTAGTAAAGCACGACCACTTTACTAAGGAAAGCACTAGCACTTTACCTAGTAAAGACACAATAGATAATACTTATAGAAATATTTATAGAGAGAGTGACGCTCAACAAAATCCAGTCGATGGAGTTTTAAAAATTTGGCAACCAGATTTACATTCTCTAAATTCTTGGTTACAGCGTTCTGGATTACCAAAAATCACTCAAGACCAAGCCGAAGAAATTTTGCTTGAAATCAATCCTCACTACGAAAGCAAAATTCACACTGGTGCAGTAACCAACACTCAGATGTATTCAAATTTCGTGAAGTGGGTAAAACGTGATTTCAAACTTGTTGAAAAACTTTTCAAACAAGCAGAACAAAACAACACTCAAACAATCAATCCTGAAAATATCAAAACAGAAATGGGGGATTGGTAATGAGTCATATTCACAATATCCCAATGGAACAAGCTGTACTCACAGCATTGATGACAGTTGCAAACTCGTTTGATGTGGTGAGCAATGATCTTGATGAAAACTGCTTCTTCCCTGAAAGACACAAGCAAATATTCACAGCTATTGCAGAGCTGGCGAATGATAACAAGCCTTATGACTTCGTAATGGTTGAGCAGCAACTCAAACAGAAAAACGTAATTCATTTGATGGGTGGCTCTGAATACTTACTGCAAATGAGTAGTGAAGCGCCTTCGAGTTTTTATAATCTTGAGTCATACACCGCTGAACTAAACAAATTCAAAGCTCATCGTGAAGTTGAAAAGATGGGTGAAAGTATTGCTCAACTCTCACAGGACCTAACCATTCCTGATATTCACATTGCAGCCGAAGCAATACTTGATGGTAAGAAAACTGGAACTGATGCGGAAAAATCTAGCTTCACTTTTGAAGAAGCAATCAAGCGCTCTGTAGATCGATTAATTGAGAAAGCGGAAGCTAAAAACAACAAGCAATACGCAGGAGTGAAATTCAATCTAGCTCACTTGGATAACCTAGTTGGATTAATTCAGAAAGGACATTTTTGCGTGATCGGTGGAAGACCTGGTTCAGGTAAATCAACACTGGCGCAAATGGTCGCTATTCAGACTGCTATTCAGTACAGAGAAGCTGTTTTGGTTGTTTCGGCTGAAATGGATGTAGAGACATTCACAAATCGTTGTGTATCAGCTTTAACGCATATTCCTTACGACAATATTCACAATGCTCAATTGTTTGATGGCATGTTGCAGCAGTTTGCAGAAGCGCAAAGTCGCTTTGAGAAATTACCTATTCACATTGAAGACAAGCAAAAACCAACGATAGCAGAAATCCACTCATACGCCCGTAAAGCAAAGCGCAAATACAAGCAGCTTGGTTGCATCATCATCGATTACTTGCAGCTTGTACGAGACCCAAGCAAGAAGGATCGCTACCAAGAAGTCAGCTCAATCAGCCGTGATTTAAAGGCACTGGCTAAAGAGTTCAATTGCCCAGTGATTGCATTGGCTCAGTTAAACCGTGAATCAGAGAAAGGTAAGCGCCCTAAAGCTTCTGATCTCAAAGAGTCAGGTCAGATCGAACAA